TCTCCAGACTACAAAAATTCAAAGAACGAATGTATGTTAAACTTTTAAACGAAACCACTTTTTAAAGTGGACTCAAATATGAAAAGCAAGAGACCTGATGATGATATGGATTATATGGATTTGTCCTACAAAATTTATCAAGATAAAAAGAAAAAAGAGAGGGAAGCCAAGAGAAGGGCTGAAAAGAGAGAACGCAATAAATATTGGATGGAGGTCATTACGTTCCTGTTGATGGTAATATCTGCCTTATACTCGTGCCTGGCTTCTACCATTAAGCAAGTATGGCAATGGCTATTACTACAGCTTCAATAACTACAAGCAGAAGAAGACGGTTGTTGTCTCTTTCTGCTATTTCTAATCGCTCGTTGGCTATATCTATACGCTCATTGGTCTTATCGATAAGATCAATAACCCTATGTAGGGTAAGTTCCTTATTTCTTTCCATACCTTAATATATATTATTTAGTTAAACCGATGCAAATATACGGAATTTTATTGAATATCCGTGGAATATCCGTGGAAAATCAGAGAATTTCAGAGAAAATCGGAGAAAATCAGAGAATTTCGGGGAATTTTGTGAAATTTTCCCATAAAAATGTGATAGTTTTCCCCAACTTTTTGGGAAAATCGCTTGCAGATCCAATTATTTTTCGTAATTTTGCCGACGCAAAAAACAATTAAATTTCCTCAGCGGAGGCTTCTCATGGTTTCTTAGAATTACATCATGAATATAAGATTGTTTATTAAACTATTCCCTTCGTGAGAAGTGGATGGTCAGGGTGCAGAACAGGGTGCGAAGTCTAGGAGTTCGCACATTTACTCATCCTGGTTCTGGCTTCGATGCCATGCACCCGCAATATTCTTTTTTAACAGTTAGATTATAGTCGATTAAATTTTAGGTTAAGGGTTTTTAGTTATTAAGCAAAACGATTCTTTACGCCATCGGTGCGTGATGTATAGATGGCATTTTTATGTTTTACAGCATATTTAAATGTTAAATTCAAGAGTTATATGGAAAAATAGAAAGAAAAATTTGGCTGATTCAAAATAATTCTGTAATTTTGCAATCGCTTACAAGAAGAAAAGATCTTCCGGCTGGGTGACCGTTATCGCCTATGGCTCAATAAGCCGCAGGCATTTTTTTTGCCCATAAATATCATTTTCCCGGCATCGGGAAAAAGGTGTACCGATATGGCGGCTGCATGAACCGTAAGAGTTGAATATCCATCCGGATGAGTCATCTTCTTGTAAGCAACGGGGAATGCAGCCGCCACCCGTATATATATATCAGTGCGCTGCTAACGCTTACAAGAAGATGCAAATATGCAGAATTCAATTTTAATCAGCGATGCACTGAAGTCTCAGACATCAGGCATCACAGTAGAGGATGGCATCAAGGCCATCAAGTCAGAAATCAAGAAGTTCGCCAAGACCAAGAGCGAAACCTTCAGCTACTTGTGTGAGGAGACCGTCACCTATGGTGAGGTCGCCAAGGCCATGCTAGGCATGGTGGCATTGCTAGCGTTCGTGTTCATCGGTGGCTTCTTATTCGGAGGGGAGGTAGCATGATGGAGAATAAGATGACAACAGAGCACTTCCACACGCTGCTTGAAGCCAACACCACTGAGCTCTCGAAGGCGAGAAAAGCCTACGCCACCGCTATTTACGACCTCCAGCAGTCGTATGACGAAGCCATGGATATCATATTGAAGAAGGAGCATCAGGCGAACGCTGAACTCCGCAAGGCCCGCGAAGAGTTCGAGAGAGCCAAGGAGGGGCACGAATTGTTCCTCCGACAGCTGAAGAGAGAGCGCAACGAAGTAGGACGAATCCACAACGAGGAAAAGGCTGAAGCCAAGAACCACTGGGCTGAAGTCAACGAGGAAATTCAGAGCAAGCGCCACAACATCTTCGAGCGTTATAGAAATTCTGGGGGGGCACTCTCGGGAGACATGGAAGGACTCCTGCACCCAGGCTGGACCAAAGACTAGAAAGGAGGAGTGAGTGATGAAGAAAAGTAGAAACCGCAGAAGACGCACAGCTAAGCTGACAGCCAAGGATATCATCAGGTGCAAGTTCTTCGCTCTTGAAGGCAGGCAGATGAACGCCCATAAAGTGGAACTCAAATTTCAGAGAGACAACAAAGTTGTCGCATCAGTTGTTTTCATCGTTGATGCGCCACACAAGCAGACTATTATCCGATGGTATGATCATCGCTATTATGCTCTTAGGTATGGAGCTAAAGAGGTTGAGCCATACAACATGACTCTGGCAATGTGGAGAACTTTCAACTATAGATGATATGAGAAGAAAGAAGAATATCTATGAGCTGCAGAGCCAGCGTAACCGTATCATCATTGAGGCAACCAAGAGATTGACGGATGCAGCAGGCATCCGCCTCTCATGTCTCTGTCTGCAGAGAACCATCGCGGCATATAGCGGTGCAGAAGTGCAAAATGGAAGAGATTCAAAGTTCAAGAAGCTCGCTGATAAGCAGATTCAAGAGCTTGATGATCTCATGCAGCATTACCTACATCAGGAGCAGCGATATCAGAACATTATAGACAGCATCAGATACTTCACCTGTCTCTACTACGAAGCACAGGAGAGATTGAAGCGTGAAGCTGATAAGCCGGAATAAATAGTAACAAACCCTTAACTTAAGAGATTATGAATGAATATGACGACAATGGAGGATTCGCTATCAGCCTCCTAGAAGCTTACTTCAAGTTCCGTTCCAACCTTCCGATGAAGGACCGTGAGACAGGACTTAACTACAAGAAGCAGTTCAAGACAACACAGGACATCGCCAGTGAACTCGACGTCATGGGCGGTGTACAGGTAGAGAAGATTAATAAGTACATGCAGCAGCATGGCTACGTCCTCGCCACTCTGCCAGACGGCACGGTGGCGTGGGCAATCTGGGAAAGAGTAATGCCAATTACTTAATGATATAATAATTTAAATAGCGATTTTTGTTGTTTTCGAGATTTTTTCGTACCTTTGCGGCACGAAAGATTTGAAAAGTTTAAAACACTAGCTTTTAGACGGCTGATTGCTCGAGAGAGTAGTCAGCCGTATTTTTATATATGGCAATTGCCATGTATCTTTGCACTAAAAAACAAATATGACCATCAAATCACTTCCGTCGGGCAGCGTCTTCCTCGAAGGCATCCCCGACATCGACATTCTTACAGCCAAAACTCGACTGGCTGTCTCCATCAAGGTGGGTAATTCCACCATGTACGAGGAACTCCTCTATCCGGCAGGAGGTGAGGTTCTCGTTGCTGATCTCGCAGACATTTTCCGACCACTTGCTAGGCAGAAGCTCTGTGTGAACGCAACCATCACCATCACGGAGCAGAGCGTGGTAGGCGAGACAGAGACCAACGAGGAGACCAAGACCGTGAACCTCACGGTCTATTATTCGACAGTTGACATCGTGGGAGTCAACTGCACCGAGTTCCTTCAGAACCATTTCCTCACGCTCCTGGAGGGGCGCAAGACTACCGCCATCGGTCGCCTCGAATACCTGCACTACATGGGTACCGAGGAGGCAACCATCACCGCTCACTACTCTGGCACAGCATCTACGAAAGTGTTTACCGCGACGGCCGTCGGAGGCAATGATATCTACACGACTCTCGACGTATCTCCAGCACGCTTCACAGCCGAAGGCCTTGACCTTCTCTACTACATAGTAGAAGCAGGCAATCGCTCCATGACGTTCATCATCGACCCGGAGCAGCCGGACTGCGCTCCGATTCTGCTCTTCACCAATTCCTTCGGCTGCCAGGAGTTGCTCTATTGCACAGGCAAACATGAAGTGGACCCTCAATATACCAGAGATGCGGCATACATCGCAGGCTACAAGCTCAACTATCGCATCACGGAGCAGAGGACATTCAATGCAGACACCGGCTATCTCGGTACCGATATGGCCAATTGGGCTGATGACCTCTTCCGTTCCGACGAAGTATATCTGATGAACTTCGTCCATGGCAATTCTATCCTGGGCAAGCGTGTCACCCTCTCAGACTCCAAATCCAAGCGTGACAACCTCCATGACAGCATGCCTCGCTTCACCTTCAGCTACACCTACGCACAGAAGCAGCACAATGTGCTGGACCTTCAGCGTGGTGGCCGCATATTCGATAACACATTTGACATGACGTTCAATTAATGCAGAAAACCGCATATCACATCAACGAGGTGCTGAAGCTCCTCGACAAGGCAAAGGACGATGGCGCAACCGTCAACATGAAGGCGTGGACACAGGACGGGCAGACCATTGACTATACAGGGTGGTTGGTCAGAGGTGGCAGCTGGAGAGGCGGATTCCATCGCCTCGTCAACCCTGCCAATGGCGAGGTCAGAACTGTTCCGGACATTTTTATTTTTAATTTTTTAGGCAAACCAGTATATCTATGAGTGAAGATAGAGATAAATATCAGCTTCAGGAGATTGGCGCAAGCGGCAATCTCCTCCGCTATGCGATTGTAGCCGAAGGAGTCTCCAAGGCAAGCAATTCAACCATCGAGCAGCAGTATGGTTCAGATACCAGTTTCTTCGGATCCGGAGAAATTGGCGATGCTCGATATACAATGACAGAAGTCAATGGCAGGGAGATTGAGTACATCAATTATGGCGATGATGACAACATGCCATACCTCCTTCAGAACCTCCTCCGCAAGAACATGGTGGCTCAGAGAGCCATGGCTTTCAACGTCAAGTGCTGCTATGGTCAGGGCATCCGCTTCGTGGACAGAGAGTCCAAAAAGGACGTGACCAGCGATGAAATCAGGGATTTCTGCCTCCGCAACTCGATTCACGAGGTCTTCATGCAGCAGGCAACAGACATGAAGTTCTTCAACTGGTCAGTGGAGGTCATCATCCTATCCAAGGACCACAAGCGCATTGTCAATATCAGACACAAGGACGTGTCCTACTGCAGACTGCAGAAGCCGAACGACAGCGGCCGCATCGAAAATGTCATTTTCGGAGATTTCCGAAATTTCGGCAGCCCTATCAAGGGCGAGATCATTCCGCTCCTCGACATCTACGACCCGCTGGGCGACCTGCTGGCACGCATGGGCAAGGCTCCGGATCCTTATACTGGCATCACGGGCAAGGAACCTCGTGATGGCAAAGATTGCAAGTTCGCAATCATTAGCCGCATGCCGACACCTGGCATCCAGTTCTATCCGGTACCTTATTACGCATCCATCTTCGATGATGCCTGGTATGACATCTACCGACTCATCGGCATCGGCAAGCGCTACATGATCAAGAACACGTCTGCGCCTCGCATCCAGATTGAGGTCCACCGCGACTACTGGGATGACCTTTGCAACAATGAGGGCATCATCGATGCCGAGGCTCGCAAGGCGCGCATCCTTAAGGAAAAGGACGACATCATCAACTTCGTCTGCGGTCCGGAAAATGCAGGCAAGGCACTCATCACCGGCTACTACTTCGACCCGAACGGCAAGGAGCAGCGCATGGTGCGCATCATCAACCTCAGCGATGGTGGCAAGAAGGAGGGTGGAGACTGGGCAGACGATATGTCCGAAGCTTCCAACTCTCTCTGCTTCGCACTCGACTGCCATCCTAACCTCATCGGAGCAACACCAGGCAAGAGTCAGATGAACAATTCCGGCTCTGACAAGCGAGAGCTCTTCATCATGAAGCAGTCTCTCGAGAAGTCCGAGCATGACATCATGGCCAAACCATGGCATGTCATCCTCCACTACAACACATGGGCAAACCAGGGAGTGACCTGCGATGTGCCTATGATAGAGCTGACAACGCTCGACAAGAACAAAGACGAGCAGAAATCATTAGTAACCAACAAAGGCAAGGAAAATGGCAAAGAAGATTGAAATCAGCAAGGAGCAGTTCGAGGACTGCATCCTGGTTGCGACAAGTTCGCACTCCGAAGTCTATGACTCCGTCAAAAAACATTTTGATGGCGCATACAACGCCATCAAAATGAATTATCTCGGTGAAATCGGGGAAAAAGCGCTTGATAAAAATGATGATCTCAAGAAGAGTGTAGTCTACGCTGTATGCCTGAGTGCATTCCTGGAGGTAGTCAGACACCTAGACCTGGTGCTCACTCCTACCGGATTCGGAGTCGTAGCTAACAGCGAAGTATCTCCAGCCAGCTCTGGGCGAGTGGAAGCACTCATAGAGCAATGCAGGTTGGCCAATATCAAGGCTCAGGACTTGATGCTGTCTAACCTCTGCGATATTGCAGGGTGGGGGAATACCATGCAGGCTCAGCAGAGCATACAGACTGTCTTGTGGAGCATCACCGGTTATTGCTATCTGACAAGACAGGAGTACATTGCGTCCAAAGAGTGGGCAGCCAAGCTGGCAGCCATGCAAGAGGCTGACTCCATCCTTCGCAAGTTGATATCCGACGAGGAGATGGATGATATCATGTCCTTAGTCAGAGGAGTGAGAGAGGGCAATGAGTTTGAGGGCAGTGTGCGCCTCATGCTGAGCCGCTGCATGATTATGCTTGCAAACGACAAGCTGTCTGCATACTCCAACGAGCGTGCAAGACTGCTCTCATATCTAGACAAGAACCTCGATAAATTCCCATTATATGCGAATTCATCGGCATACAAGGCCAATCATTTTAAAGAGTTTAAGAATGAAAAATCAAAACCTGCCTTCGTTTTCAATTCGTGAAGATGGTACACAAGAGTTCAATTTCAAGGCGCCATCATCGTGGGAGGAGCTATCAGATGATCAGTTGCGCTATGTCCTTAGCGTCATGGCGCTCCATCACGACAAAATCGTTATCAAATGCTACCTACTCGCAAGGTTCTGCGGTCTTACCGTGCATAAGTACACCAGAACAGGATGGAAATGCAGCGTTAAGTGCGATGAAAGAGACGAAAATGGCGATACTAAGACTGGGAAAGTGCGCGAGAGAGTTCTATACATCAGCGCTGCCGAAATTCTCTCAATGCTCAAAAACTTCGATTTCATCGACTCCTTTACGGAGTTTCGACCTCTTCAGGTCGCAAGTAACGTTTCACTGAAAGCAGTTGAGCGACTGCTTCGTGACATCAGCTTCTTCGATTATCTCAACATCGAGAAGAACTACCAGTTGTTCATGCTTCAGCATGAAGACAGATTCCTTCAGAAGATGGCGCACCTCATGTACAGAACCGAAGACGGTTCCACCGATGAAACCGCCAATTTTGAGCCTTATGAACTTCTCGGAGTCTTCATGTGGTTCTCGAGCGTCAAGGAATATTTCGCTCTCAACTTCCCGAACTTCTTCAAGCCGGCCAAGGAGGGTGGCGAGTTGAAGCCGGAGGACTTGCTGCCTGCAATGCAGGCGCAGATCCGAGCACTCACCGATGGTGACATCACCAAGCTGCAGGCGGTCTATGATGCCGCCTGTTGGGATGCGCTCAGCGAGTTGGATGCCAAGGCCAGGGAAGCTGAAGAATATCGAAAACAGATGAAAAAATAAACACCATGACAGAGAAAACATTCGATTCCATCGCTTATTTTCAGCAGTTAACTGCCGAAAACAAGACGTGCAAGGCTTATAATTTTGTCGCAACGACTTGCTCAGGACCTGATTCCGTACAGGGCGTGATGCAGTTGTTCCGCAAGGCTTCCAACTTCATCATGGTCTCAGACACCGTCGATTCCAACACGCACTCAGCCGGTGGTGGATTCTTTGACCGCAACGTCTATACAGTCTGGATCCTCGCAGCCTACAAGCGTGATGACATGGCAGACAGAGAGGAGAAGCTGAACATCTGCAGATATATCTTCAGACAGTTCCTCTCCCGAATGCTGCATGACCAGCATCGGGAGGCATACGATGGGCAGATGGAGTTCCTGGACCTTCACCAGGTCTATTCGAGTGAGTTGGGCAGATACAGCATGAACGGAGTCACAGGTCTATATTTTATGGTCAATTCAGATGAGCCGATAGACATACAATACGATGAGAGCTTATGGCAGACAAGTCAGCAATAGATGACCTCCTCAGATACGAGCATGGTTGGGCAGATGCCATGGGCGACTTCTGGCGTGAGCGCATGGAGCGCCTACGTACCATCGATACCGGAGCACTCTATCGCAGCATCAAGGCGCATATCGAGCAGGGCTCGACAACGACCATTGAACATAACTTCATGATGTATGGTATCTACGTCGCAGCAGGAGTAGGACCTGCTCATGAGTGGTACCGATGGACCAAGGGCGCAAAAATTAAGCGTATCAATGGCGGTGATCTCAACTTCCTCGGTGCAGAATACCGAGAGGAGCAGGGGCTTGACAAGCCAAAGAAGGTAGGTCCGGCATGGGGCGGACGTGTCGCAGGCGGAGACCCGAAGGGTCCGCGCGACTGGTTCAGCCGCAAGTACTACTCATCTGTCATGAAGCTCAACGAGCATGAGGCAGCGTTCTACGGTGAGCGCTATCAGGGATTGATGGCATCAGCCATCACCGAGATGTTCACCGGCATCGGTGCGGCCCGCAACCTCTAGAGCGTATTTTTATCGGTTCGATAGATGTATTATCTTTGCATCAAAAAGTAAAAATGGCAGAAAATCAGACCAAGGAAGCCCTTCAGACACAGTTCGAGGGCATCAGAGACGAGAGGCGACTGCAAGCCAATACTGCATACCGCATCGGTAACGCCTTCCTCTCACTGCTTCACTTCTGCGCTGATGAGACCTCAGACAAGTATCTGAGCAAGCAGCATGATGATGCAGCAAAAGGCATGGTGTCATTCATGCGCGGACTCATAGCAGAGCAGATGGCGAGCTTCAAAGGTGGTGCCCAGTTCGGCAGCTTCTTCAGTTCCCTTGTAGCAGGCAAGGGAGCGCAGATAGACGCAAGTGGCAACGCTGAAGTCGAGAGCATCACCGTCCGAAGCTACATGAAGGTCATGGAGCTTATCGTCAACAGGCTGTCTGCCCTGGAGGGTGATCAGTACTTCACCGAGAGCGACACCATCGAGCGCATCGATGATCTGGGCGAGAACACCTATGGCCTGCACCTCAAGAGCAAGTATGACGGCTACTTCACAGCTCAGCATGAGGGCAATGTCATTCGAGGCATCGTCAACAATATCCTCTCAGCAGTCCAGAATGGAACGGAGGCGAAGTACTACACCTCATGGATGCGCATCAACAGCGTCAATGCGACCAAGAACTACATCGAGGTCACATTATACGCTGACAGCGAAGTTCCAGGTGGCAAGAACTTTCCGCCATGCGAGCTGATGAATATTGCCAGGTATGGCAATCAGACTGTCGAGTCTCTGCAGAGCTGCTTCTACATATCCAGCTCTGAAGGGCGCATCGTCAAGCTGACAGGCGTCACCAAGCCGATTCTCGAGGACTACAACTATGGCATGACCTTCGGAGACCTGCCTGACTTCGTCAAGGCACTGGACCTGCCGCTTGTCAAGGGCAGAGATTACATCTATGCCGCAGGCATCGTCACGCAGGACATCATACAGATTGACTATCATGGCAAGCCGATAGTCACCTATGTGGATAGAGGCTTGTTCGATGCCAGCGCTACATATTATTGCGCAGAGGTCAATCCGGACACCGGCAAATATGAGACCTCTGATGTCTGGTACACCGGCTGCAAGTGGCGATGCCAGAAGACTGGCACGCACACTGTTCCTCGGTGGAACAACACCGACTGGGCAATGATTGAGGGCAATCCGGCATTCTCAGTTGACTTCCTTGAGGACGAGACTGTCTATGACTTCGACTGCTTCCGCGCACCTCTGACCATCGTCGCTACGCTCTACGGCCAGGACGTGACAGGCGATATCCTGGAGTCTGATGTCGCCTGGACTCGCTATACCGAGGACCGCAACGGCAATCAGAGAGTCACGAGTGACAACATTTGGGCTGTCGAGGTAGGCTCCAAGGCTGGCAAGGCGATAGTGCTCACGCAATCAGACCTCTCTATAGATAGCGAGGGCGTTCCGCCTAAGATTCGATTCACGGCTACAGTTAGGTTAAGAGACGGTCTTGGTAAGGAAGTCAACCAGGATTCCGTCACAATTGAATATAATTAATTGCGAAAAGCATGAAATACAAGAGAATAGAATTTAAGTACACGCCTCTTCAGATTAATTTATCACAATCTGTCTCAGGCAGTGTAACGCTAGAGCAGACCTATGATGCTGACCAGGATGAGTATTCTCCTAATTATGAGCTGACGCCATGCGCATTGCAGCCTATCATCAGCATTATAGACAGAGATGGCATCCTCAGAAACGGTCGTGTCAACAGCGAGCTGACTGATATCGCTTGGTACAGGGTGGAGAACGGAGTAGAGGGTAATGCGTTGGTAACTACACCTAAAAAGTATGTTATCACATCGTCCGGCAATGATGCCGGAAAACTTCTGTGGTACATCAACGGAGCACCGCAGAAGCCGATATTGCTCAGATTCAAGGCGAAGTTCCTGGATACCCGAACCAACAAGGTTCGAGACATCACAATGGACTACTCCATCAGATGCAAGAATGGAACCATTTACAAGCCGACGCTGCTGTTGTCAAGCGGTGACCGCTACTACAATCCGCTTCGTGACACAGACAAGCAAATCATCAATGCCTCCTTGCGAATAGGCACAGAAGAGTGCGCTAAGAGCAAGCGTCAATTTGTTTGGGAGATTCTCAGAAGTCTGGGGGAATTCTCGGCAATTACTGCAGACGACCTGGAGATCAAGATATCAGAAGACGGTGCATCCGTTACGCTAGACCGCTCTCTGATGGGCAAGCGCATCTGCATCCGCTGCCGAGCCAAATACTCTGCAGCAGGCAATCCTGCAAGCGTAGAACTCAGCGATGCAACTCCGTACAAGATTGTCAACATCGTCCGCAGAATCCCGTTCTATGACTACGACATGATAGACCTCGTTGACGAGGTGCTTCCGGAAACGAAAATGGTCAATCCGAAGGCTACTATCTTCGACAATCAAGGCGATATCGAGAACCCAACAAGAGAGCTGCAAGTCCTCTGGTGGATGGCTCCGAATAATTCTATCAATTTCGAAAATCCTGTTCTCGTTGGCCATGGCATGGAGCCAGCAGTACCAACAGAACTGCTAGACCCTGGCAGAGGGGCTATCCTCGCCATGGAAGTGAAGGATCTCAATCCTCTTGCTTTAGCCATGGACGCAGACGGCAAGGTTTTCGTGGATGCAGACGGCAATCCATTTATTTTTCATTAATTAAATTTCATTGACATGGAAAGATACATCAAGGCGAACCGCAAGGTCGTGGAGTTCCTCCAGCTGACCGAAGACAGAACAGAGTTGCAGGATGGCAACTTCATCCTCTGGTGCCAGGACATTCTGCCACTCGGAGATCCAATTGAATTCGAGCGTACACTGTCGAACATAGGTGCTATTGCCATGGACGGCAAGACAGCATACAAGGAGCAGAAAGGCGAGGTATGCAACAAGCTGCCAGTGGCTACAGACAGCAGATTCATCATGAGAGAGGAGGGAGAAAATGAGTAGCGCAAGCAAATCGGTGAACATCACGTTCATCCAGAAGATGGGAACCTTTACCCCATCTATCCAGTCTCCGGACGGAGATCTCTATCAGGAGTATCAGAAGAACGGTGACGTGGTCACCGTCTATCCTGACTTCTCTAAATCGCAGCCGAGGCTCTACTTCGTTGTCATCTCTTCCCGTACTGCGGATGGCGCCACAACGCCTGTATCTATGAAGTTCTTCTTTAATGATACGGAGATTCCGTTCAACAGCGCAGGCAAGTCAACAGGCCTCTTCGACGGTCTCTTTGAGATAATCAGACCTAGCGCTTCACAGTTCTATTGGGGCTTGAAGATCTGCAATAACTTGGTCAAAGCTTCAAATTATTCTGCTATTAACATCAAGATGGTGGGAACCGTCTCTGAGAGATCTAATCAGCAGGAGATTACCGATGAGGTGCAGGCTGTATATAAGATACCAGTCGGCCCATACACCGGTGTAGCCTATCGAGTCTCAATCAAGGCACCGGCAAACGATACGCATAACTTTGTCCTTAGCAGCAAGGATGATAGCTGCCAGCTTGAAGCAAAGGTGACGCAGGGCAACGAGACTCTGACAACTGGCTTGTTTTACAAGTGGTATAGAGCAGTTAACAGTATCACCGGCTGGGAGGAGATTCCAGGAAAAAATGACAAGACTATCACGGTCAAGGCAACTGAAGTCGATTGCACCCGTGAGTATATGGTTGAGGTGTACAACAGCAATAGCATGGGCAAGGACAACATGTTAGGCTTCGACTTCCAGACTGTTATCGACGCTTCTGATCCTTATGACATTGAGCCTAACCCTACTCCGGTAGATGAGTCTATAAATGAGAACGAGGTAGGCAATGGCAGTGTAACCTATACACCGAGATTGATTGTCAGAGGCAAGTCTGAGACCATTGAGTCTAAGTTCTATTTCACGCTGAAGTCAGCGTCAGGCGTTGTCCTCAATACCGAAGCCTCTCGCCAGCCTACTGTCCAGCTGAGTTCGTTCGCAGTGACGAGAGCAGACTGCATTCACGCAGGTTACAGCAACGTAGCATTAACAATTCAATCGGTTAAATAGCCTATGAGTGTTATAACAAGAGTGATTAAGTTTCTCCGCGTCGGTGTCGGCATATCCAACACCGATGTGGAATATGCCGAGTCTAAAAGTCAGACAACTGCACCTACAGAGGGATGGCAGACAACTGCACCCAAGTGGCGCAAAGGGTACTACATCTGGAGCAGGACACACATCTACTACACAGACGGTGACGAAAAGGTTACAACACCTATGTGCCTGTCTGTAGCCAGGAGCATCGACCGCATCGAGGAATACTACTACTCTTCGACATCGCCTACGGCCATCACCGGAGGCGAGTGGGTCAAGAGTAAGTCGCCAACATGGGTGAGCGACAAATACATATGGTCTAAGTCCATCATTTACTACACAGATGGAACCTCTACGGAGACTACTCCTATATGCTGTACTGGTGGCATAGGACCGCAGGGTGAACCTGGCAAGGATGCCATCAACATACAGATGTCAATGCCGACAATCGTCCACAAGAAATCTCAATTTGCCGGAACGTATGCTGTTGACGTGAGAGCTTACAAAGCAGGAGTTGAATTAGCTTGTTCTGTCAGTGTGGAAGTTCCATCTAATTATGCCAGCTCTGTTAAGGCTAGCGTGATTAACAACGACAAAGGGAAGAGAGTTATTGTAGTGATAGCAGCGAATATTGATGTCTATACCAATTTAGCTGTCGCAGTCAAAGTCGAGAATGTTACGTACAAGTATACGATACCTGTCAAGACAATAGCCGATGGCGAGGGTGGCAAGAGAGGCGAAACAGGTGCAACACTGCGTGGACCGCAATCTTGGGAGAACTGCGGCAATGGCTATAGCTTCGAGTCTGGAGCATCGGGTGAGGAGTGGAAAGATGTCGTTATCTACAACTCCGGCTATTACAGCTGCATCAAGAGTCATATCAAGACTGCGAACAACTTCCCAGGCAGTGATGAGGACCAAAACAACCATTATTGGAGGCTGGGCAGCCCAATAGAAATGGTAATTGCCAAAATCATCTTGAGTCAATATCAGCTTGTTGAAAACCTGGGAGTCAAGGTCATCGAAATGTCGGATGAGCAGGGCAACATCGTCTTCCTAGCGAAGGACGGTGACGTAATTTGCAACAAAGGTACTTTCAATGGCATTAAGGTTACAGGCGATAGCGAATTTAGCGGGACCATGAAAGGCGTAAGCGGAAGTTTCAAAAGTCTAAATTGTGTGGATAATAGCGGCAAAATCGTGGGCAATATTACCTTTGGAAGCGATGGGCGAATGTGGTTTGATGGCGATATGTACAGCCAGGGCTACAACAGCGAAAAAAAGCGAAGCAACCGATTTTACACAAGTGACGTACTTTGCCGTGGAATGTTTGGGCACAGGGAAAAGATTATGGCCGTCGTTAAAGGTGCATATATGTATGTGTATTCAAAAGGAGCGGATCAGACAGGAACGTATGTAAGCCTCGAAACAGGCAAGACCTCAGATAATAAGACTTTCTACTACGTACCGCTTTACAGCCCATCAAATACTGACGATTTGTCGGGTATGCCTATCGACGTTGTGGTTTTTAACGCCCCATCAGATTACTATTATGCTTTTTCGGGCATGGGCAATGGTAAGGAATGGAGAGTTATTAACGGAAACGACAGACAGACGGTACATTTTTGCGACATTGGCGGTTGGCATGAATTAGTAGGCGGTGCATCTGTAAATTGTGTGTACGCAAACCCAGAATGGCTAAACCCAGTACCAGACAAATCCGGTATAGGAAGAGGTGTATTTTGGACTGGAGAGAAGGATTTGAATTGGTAACTATAATATGTAACATTTTTAACATAAATAATTATGGAAGGTAAAAAATTCAATTCGGTGACTAAAGTCACAACCGTCAACAGCAATCAGAGTGTACTGCTGACCGACCAGAATGGCAATGTCACTACAATCGGCATGGATGCGCTTAAGGCTGACCTTGCAGTCGGTCAGCATGCGTGGTGCGGACGTGTGTGGAATATAGCGAATGGTACACCGAAGGCTGCAACAACCATCGGTTCGCTAGAAATCCTCAGAGAGCTGCCTTATGCGCTCGGTCTTGGTGCATATCTCGTGCAGAACGACCACAGCCGCAAGAAACTCGACAGCAAGGATCATCACAAGTATGCGACCGGAGCAGCTGCCAAGCTCGACGGTACAGAAGGTCACTATCAGTGGGGCTGGGGCCGCAAGTTCTACATCGTCATCAAGGAGGTAGGCGGTCTGCACTACGAGCAGATAGGCTTGAAACCTATCCCTGGCGAGTTCAACTACGAGATACCTATTGCCAGCATGTCAGCAGCAGGCTTCGCTACAATTGAGCGCAGCACTGGCCGCATGGTCAGCTATCTGAATACCAGCACTAACTACCGTGGAGGCAATAACGATGCGACTCTTGATTCCAAGAACCGCACATTGCTGGGCAAGCCGGCAACTAACATGACTTCTGAAGCTTTCCGAGCTGCAGCCCGCAAAAACGGCAAGGGGTGGCTCTCTACGTCAATGAGACACACGACAGTTATCAGCATTCTGTTCAGCGTGATTTTCGGTACTCACTACGTTCAGAATACCTACAATGCCAACAAGGATGCTAATGGACTCTATCAGGGTGGTCTTGGCATGGGCACGACAACCATGACAAACTGGGATACATACAACTCATACAACCCTATCTTGCCAATGAGCGCAGGTACAGAGTTGGGTGATGCCTGCGGAGAAGGTACCTATGCAGTGAAGGATGACGCAGGCGAAACCGTCTATACTGCCAAGATTCCATGCTTCTTCGGTCTGAAGCATCCATTCGGCAACCTCTGGCGCCTCATGGATGATGAGCAGTGTCGAGTCAATGCCGACAACTCCATGACGCACCTGGTTGCGCCATCAATCTATGGTACGTGGACGCTCGGATCTGCAACTGGCATGAAGGCGATGAGCAAGTCACCAGGCAAAGGTGAAGGCTTCATCACACGCCTCTCCTTAGACAATCTCGAGAATTTCCCGACAGCAATTGGCGGTACAGAGTCAACCTATTGGACTAGCTACTTTTTGAACAGCGTAGAAGGTACATCCGGTTTTCGCGTCTGCCTCCGTGGTTGCGCTGCCAACGCTGGTGGTCAGTGTGGTCTTTCGGCGCTCAGCGTGCTCAATGGTGTCGGTGTTGCCCATGCGTTCATTGGCGCGGCCCTCTGCGAAGCAGCAAGCGAGTGGTCTTTGGAACCAGTGTATTACGAAGCGGCCTAGCGTGGGCAAGGTGGACAGGGTTGCCGGAGAGCCCAGGCGCAAGCCGGAAGCAACCCTGAGCACCCACGCGAACGCAGTTCGCGACAACACCGCCCTTTGGGCGGTCGATTTTTTATGAAAAATTCGTTCTTTGACTTTCTTTCATACCGATTTTTTTTTGTACCTTTGCACCCGGTTATAAAACTAGGCTGTGATTCCTCGTGCCGGTTTTCGCGTCTGCCACCGTGGTGGCACTGCCAACAATGGTGGTCAGTGTGGTCTTTCGACGCTCAACGTGAACAATGGTGTCGGTGATGCCAATGCGAACATTGGCGCGGCCCTCAACTTTAATAAAATTTGCAATTTCGGTTTGCTTATATTGCAGATATAGGGGAGTCAAGCCTTGCCTCATGGCAGAACATACACTAAGCAGAATAGCTAGTAGATGATGACAAAAGGGTCATCCAGTCGAATGTTAGGACATAAAAAAAGCAGACAACAGACACAGACACCGACAATAATACAGACACAAACACCGACTTTTTTTTTATTAAATAAATTTTAAAAAGCGAGTGAAAAGACTAGGAAATATTTCGCCAAAGGTCGAAACTTTACAAAACTTTCGTACAGCATTTTTTGAGTATTCAAGGCATAAAGGGTCACGCCTGAGCATTAAGGATTTCGAAGCCGAGTTGGAGGACAATCTTCTAACTCTGCTAAACTCGTATGTCAACCAATCATGGCATACGTCTGAGTATGAGCCTATGACAGTCTATAGGCCGAAGAAGAGATTAGTCAACAAGTTACCAGTCAATGACCATGTTATTCAACATAGCGCCCTCTACCCTGTAGAGGACGAGCTTAGAGCCAAGATTCATTATCATTGTCCAGCCGGTACCAAAGGCAGAGGCACGCATTTCTTTTACAAGATAGTCAAAAGAGATATATTTACGTCTCCACAGGAGGAGACGCAGTTCTGCATGCCAATGGACATACATCACTACTTCATGACCATGGAGCATAACCTGCTGAAGCAGGAATATAGGCTATACATCAAGGACCGCAAGTTGCTGGCGTTTATCGACGAGGTCGTTGACAGCTATCCAAACGGGGTTGTACTCGGTGTCAAGCTGACGCAACTGCTAGGTCAGCTGTTCCTGGTTCGCTTCGACTATCTTGCGATTCGTTGCTTCGATATTCTGATGGATCCGGAACGCTACCATTATTGGCAAGCAAGATATGTCAGTGATATGCTCGTAACTTGCCGCAGCGAACAGCAGGCAAAGGTAATTAGTTCGGGGGAGGCTGTCCGAAAATTTAATTAGGGAAGCAAACAACTGAATTGAGCATTTTTCTTTTGCTCTTTATAGTT